AAAAAATGAAAAATTTATTAAAAGAATGTTCTGACGTTCTAACACTAAACATAACAACATTAGCAATTAGTTTCACTAAAGTTGAGATGATACTGAAAATAGTTCTTTTGATTTTATCAATTGTATATACTGCTGATAAGATAATTAAAAACAGAAAGAAAAATGGCTAAGTTAATATCAAGTAATTTTAGAGAAAAGCCAAAAAAAAAGAGAAAAGGCATACATTCAAAAAACAAAAGTAAAACAAAAGGAGGCTCACAATATTTAAAGCCTTACAATAAACAAGGTAGATAATGGAAGATATTTTAAAATTAATAGAAAGTTACGGATTGTCAGTAGTTTTGTTGCTTGGAAGTTTATATGCTTTATATAGATTTTTCTTTTTTAGTATAGTGGAGGTAAAAAAAACATTCTCAAAATACCACGAAAACAACGCTAAGGATATGCAATATATAAAAAGTAAGATTGACATAATATTAGAATTTATAAAAGAAAAAAAATGAAAAATTTTATTTGTAATATATTATTTAAATTAAGTTTTGGAAAGATTTGTTTAGGTAGTTGTAAAAAAATATGTTAAACTATTTTAACTATAACGAGTTTGATAGTCCTGATGATATAGGTAGTGGAATGCCTAAAAGTAAAGGAGGTCAAATGAATGATGAGTTTCTTTTCAAATTAGATGAAGCTAGAATGTTAGCTGGAACACCATTTAATATTACATCTGGATATAGAAGCTCCAAACATAATGAAAAAGTAGGAGGGGTTGTTGGCAGTTCACATTTAAAAGGCTGCGCAGTTGATATTGCAGTTAATAGTAGTTTACAAAGAAGCGCAATAGTATGCGCTTTAGTAAAAGCTGGTTTCACTCGTATCGGAATAGCTAAAACATTTGTACACGTAGATTTAGATAAACAAAAACAAAACGCTATATGGCTTTATTAAAAAAACTTTTCAGCTCTGGAGCAAAAGAGTTAGTTGAATCTGTTGGAAATGCTATTGACAAAATACACACTTCAGCAGAAGAAAAAGAACTTATAAAAGCTGAGATAGAAAAACATATTTTTGACTATGAAGAAAAAATACAACAAGAAGTCACAAAACGTTGGGAGTCGGATAACCAAAGCGATAATGTTTTGGCGAAATCCGTGCGACCTATTAGTTTACTTTTTCTGCTTTTTATCCTTACTATATTTACTCTCGTTGATTTTAGTTATATTGATTTAGATATTAAAGACTCCTGGATAGATCTTTGGAGACTACTAGCCATCACAGCCTTTGGTGCATACTTTGGTGGAAGGTCGTACGAAAAAATCAAAAGAAAATGAAAGACTTTAGAAGGTATAGACTAAAGCCAGACGAATATAGTTTGATTGATAAATACAGACACTATAAAAAACAAAAGGTAGCAGAAAGTAATGTTTTGATTATAGGAGATTTGCACGAACCTTTTTGTTTAGATGGATATTTGCAATTTTGTATTAACACATATCATTATTATAAATGTACTGATGTTATATTTATTGGAGATATAATAGACAATCACTATTCTAGTTATCACGAAACTGATGCAGATGGTTTAGGTGGTGGAGATGAGTTAGAACTAGCAGTTAGTAAGATATCTAATTGGTATAAAGCATTTCCAGAGGCTAAGGTAATTATAGGGAATCACGATAGAATGATAATGAGAAAGGCACAAACCTCATCAATACCTAGCAAATGGATTAAAAGTTATCAAGATGTTTTAGAAGTGCCTAGATGGGAGTTTTTAGAAAGGTATGTCTTAAATGATGTTCAATATATACACGGAGAAGCTGGAACTGCTAGAACTAAATGTAGAGCTGATATGATGAATACTGTTCAGGGTCACTTACATACTCAATGTTATACAGAAAATTATGTAGGTGCTAAATATAGAATATTTGGTATGCAGATAGGATGTGGTATTGACCACGAGTCTTATGGTATGGCTTACGCAAAGTCTGGTAAAAAACCAGCTATTGCTTGTGGGGTTATTCTCAACAACGGAAAAACTCCTATAAATGTTATGATGGAACTATAATTTTTATATATTCGCATCGTTTTTGTTAGTAAATAAAGATTTTTTACTTGTTTATTAGTTTGTTTTTGGGGGATATTTTAGCGAATATCCTCTTTTTTTATGCCTATATTTTAAAAAGTTTAACATTTTTTTACTCTAGTAAATGAAAAAAACACACTTTTTTTGTTAAAAAGTTTGCACAGAATAAAAAAGCGTTATATATTAGCACCATAATTAACAAACTAAAACACAAAACAATGACTTATAACGAATTAATGACTAATTGCAAAGATGCTAATAACTACTTTTTGAAAGAAAATTTTATAGAAGATTTATCTAGTGACGAACAATTTTACACAGATATTTTATTAAAGTATTATCTAGCAAATAAAAATAATCCTATTTCTAAAAAAAGAAAATCAGAAACAATGGAAGAAGCAATAGACTATATAGCTTTTAAATCTGAAGAACAAACAACTGACAACAGATTTTATATGGAGGCTTTAGTAATATTTGCAGATAACTTTTAAATCAACCAACAATGAAAGATTTACACAAACCAAATTACTTAGATGCTAAAATGGAATTAGGTACACAAGTACAATTCTTTAGCTTTACATTAACTCAATTATGTACTTATACAATGGTTTTAGCGTTTCTAACGTTACTTCTATTGTTTTTGATACCAACATACTTTAGCGAGGTGTTATGTCTTTATAGCGGCTCTTTTGTTACTATGGTGGTTTTTTATATTATTAACGGAACTAACTAATTATGGAAAAATTAACCGACAAACACATACAAGCACAAGCATTGCAACATCTTTTGATACATTACGAGAAGAAATACGATAAGTACAAAGAATTAGATAGAGATGACATTCTAAAAAACTTAGAATTGTATATTGCAAAGATTAGAAGAACTCTAATTCAAGTATTAGAGTCAGAAGAAGAAAACAAAGAAAAACCAATAAAATTTTATTAAAATGCAAAAAGTAGTCAAAAAAGTTAAACAAGTTGGAGATTTTGAATCTCAGTATGGACATTTTTACAAATGGCTTTTAGAGTTTGAAGATGGATTTAAAGGCGAGTACTTATCCAAGACAGAAACTCAAAACAAATTTATTGAAGGTCAAACAGCTTCAATTGAAGTAACGACAAGAGAGTACAACGGTACTACTATCAACAAAATCAAACCAGCTTCTTCTTTTCAAGGTGGTGGTAAAAGCTATACAGCAGCTCCAAAGGATAACAAGACACAAGAGTATATTATTAAGCAGAACGCATTGACAAACGCTTGTAACATAGTCGGAGAGGCTGATATACCCAAGATTATAGAAATAGCTGACGCATTCAAAGAATACGTTTTAAACGATGTTAAACCAAAATCAACAAACAATGGCAATGACTTACCTTTTTAGTAAACAATCAAGAGAAGAAGTATACGACCACGATACTGCTTACTGCTTCAAACTAAGACGTGGCAAAGGTTGGATGCACCTAAATAAAAAAGCTACAAAGCTTATAGAACACGATGACCATTTCGAAGTAAGACTTGCGGACTGGTACATTAATATTGGAGATAAGTTTATTTCTCAAACAATTATTAGACAAGAGCAATGCCAAGAGCTTCAAGAATGGTATTTAAAAAATAAAACAGATGGATAAATTAGAGAGAATAGTAGAAACAGCTTGTTATATTGGTAATATATCCAGAAATGACTTTAAAAGTAGATCAAGAGAACGACACATTGTGGATATTAAGCGTATGACATACGCAATAGCCAAAGACGTTCTTAGAATGCCTTATTTACAAATAGCAAAGTATTTTAAAGTTAATCATGCTACGGTAATGCATCATTATAAACTTAATATGCAATTAGTAGACACAGACACTTTTTATTTCAAAAAATATAATACTATATTGCAGATGGTAAAAAGTGACTTAAATATAGTTGAGGTAGAGGAGCTGATGGAAGTAATACAAAGATTACAAGCTAATAAAGAATCACAAATAGAACTAAAAGAAAAATTAACCAAATTTTATAACAAAGATGAAAACGAAATTATCACAGAAAGACAAGGTGCTTAGACATCTTAAAGAGATTGGACCAATAACTGCATTAGATGCTTTTAATGATTATGCAATTATGAGGCTTACTTCAAGAATTTGCGAATTGAAGGATGAGGGACACGATATTAAGTCTGAACTTATATCAAGTAGAAATAGATTCAATGAAAAAGTTTCATTCTCTAAATACACACTAAATGAAGCGAATTAGAGTAGAGAAATCTAAAAACTTCACTACTATAAACAATGAGTTTATATTTAATAAGAACTTATCGTTAAAAGCTAAGGGGTTGCTATGTCACCTCTTGGCTTTACCTAATGACTGGAAGCTGTACGTTGAGGAGGTTGAGAAATGGAGTACAGATGGCAAGTCTGCTATCTATTCAGCTTTTAAGGAACTGACATCCAATGGCTATATGAAACGAAAGCAGATTAGAGATAAAGGTAAGATAGTAAGCTGGGATTATATAGTCTATGAAAAACCACATACCGATTTTCAAGAAATAGAAAAGTTAGATGTAGAAAATCAACCACTACTAAATACTAATATTAAACTAAATACTAATAATACTAAAACAGAAAGGGATTATCCTTTTGAATTAAATTTAGATGCTTGGAATTTATGGAAAGAATTTAGGAAAGAGCAATTTAGAACTACTTACAAACCATTAGGCGAGGCTGCTGCCATTTCTAAGCTATTAAGAATATCCAACAACAACAAAGAAAACCAGGCGCAAATTATTCAGCAGTCTATAGAGAATGGCTGGAAGGGATTGTTTGAACTTAAAACAGAAAAACAAACTAAAGTCCAAAAGATACTTAGCAACTATCACAAAGGACTAGAAATGATAAATAATGAATATAATGACTGATTACTTAGATATTAAAGAACGTAAAGACGTTACCGTCAAAAATATGTTTAAGATTTATAAGACAGATAATAAATATAGAAACAGAATAACGTGGGATGCTCACTATTTGATAACTGGATGGAAACACATACAACATAATAAAAATGACAAACAAAAGTAAACAAGTTTGGTATCTATACGCAAACGACATCAAAGAACTAAAAAGACAATGCTATGACGTTATATCAACGCTATATGTTCAGCTAGGACAAGCTCCAGAAGCTGAGATAATAGTACAGATGACTAATCTATTTTGCAACGATTTAGCTACTAACTACGGCTCAATGGAATTAGAAGAAGTTAGATTTGCCTTAAATAAACACATTAGAGAGAATGACGGACCACACTTTGTTAATGTTCCTATGTGGAGTCAAGCATTAAGAGATTACAAAAAATCTAAAGCATTAAAAAGACAAACAAATCAAATAGATGAATACGAAATTTATAAAAAACGTGTTGAGTCATTTAGTAAGGCAATAGATAAGAGAGAGATAAAAAAGATAGGTAAATGAAGTTAGGGACTGATTTTAGTGGTATTGGTTCGCCAGAGATGGCTTTAAAATATCTAGGAATCGACTTTGAGTCTGTGTTTGCTTGTGAGATAGATAAATATGCAAGACAATCATTTGCACAATTACATAAATCAAAAACATTCTACAATGACATAACCATTAGAAATCATAAAGAAGTAGAGCAATTAGACTTATATGTTGCTGGATTTCCTTGTCAAGCGTTTTCTATGGCTGGTAAGAGAAAAGGTTTTGATGAAGCTAGGGGTACATTGTTTTTTAATGTTGCAGAGTTTATACAAATTAATCAACCTAAAGTATTTGTTTTAGAAAATGTCAAAGGATTATTAAGTCACGATAAGGGTAACACATTCCAAACTATTGTAGATATTCTTAGCAATGGTGGAGGCACACAAAACGGACAAATTAGCTTAGATGTTTTTGAAGATGGTTTAGGCTATCACATCTATTGGCAAGTATTAAACACTAAGAATTATGGCATACCACAAAATAGAGAACGTATTTTTATAGTAGGTTTCAAAGACTTTAGAGAGTTTAGCTTTCCTAAACCTATGGAGTTAAAGTTAAGGCTAAAAGATATGCTTCAAGATAATCCTAAAAGTTTTAATTTAATTGATAGATTTAATTCTTTTGATAAGATAAAATATTTAGATAATAAAATATGTGGAACTATCACACAACATCAAAGCAGAAGTGGTATAACAAATGGTTTTAAAATACAAAGTTATGTTTCAATTAAAGTAGACAAGAAATATTATTTAAGTGATAAAATGACAAAGTTTGTGTTAAACACAAATTTTAGAGAAGCTAGACCTATTAGCAAAAAAGGTATAAGTAGATGTCTAAAAGTAGGTGGTGACGTGCCTTGCTTTGAAGTTAAAAGAAATACAAAAAAAATAAGAAGATTAACTCCTCTTGAATGTTGGAGATTGCAAGGATTTAAAGATGAGGACTTTTTTAGTGTTAAAGATGTATCAGATACTCAACTATACAAACAAGCTGGTAATTCAATTACGGTAAATGTATTAATGGAATTATTTAAGAAGATATATGCCAACCACAATAAGTAAACTCAAAAAAAAGATAGATAAATTATTTAGTGAGTACATTAGAAGAAGAAATGCAGACCACTTAGGTAGAGTTAAGTGCTTCACTTGTGGAGTAGAGAAACATTGGAAAGAGCAACAAGCTGGACACTTTCAAAGTAGAAGCCATCACTCTACTCGTTGGGATGAGGTAAACGTACAAGTGCAATGTGTTAAGTGTAATATGTATAGACAAGGAGAGCAGTATAAGTTCGGAATGTATTTAGACCAAAAGTTTGGAGATGGCACAGCAGAGGAGTTAGAACACAGAGCAAAGACAATAGTAAAACTAAACAGAGTAGACTATGAAGAAGCAATCGAAAGGTATAAGCAAAAGATTAGAGAGTTGGATTAACAATCGATTGTTTAAAACTTTAAACTCCGAAGATTGGGAAATTGAATCTATTTTATATATTTACAAAGATGAAGAAAACAGTAATATTCGAGGGAGGAGTGAACAAGGTAAGCACTCTAGCAGACGGAACTCTTAGCATTAACATACATACTCAAGAGCTTCCAGAGGAAACAATGATGAGAGTGTTTAGCTTACGTAAATCTCCTGGAATGGTTTTAATAAGCTCTGATGACATAAGTAAAGCAGAGCAAGAAGAAGTCGAGAAGTTTACTACAGACTTTGAAGTGGGTAAGACAAAGACATCCTCACAAAGATTAAGAGCAGTATTATATAGAGTATGGGAACAAAGCGAACAAGCATATGATTTTCCAATATGGTATGAAACACAGATGGAGCGTATAATAAATAAATACAAATCAACTCTTGAAGTCTAACAGAGCAACCAGACACCAAGAGATTTATAAAAGAACGGAGAACGGACTAGAGTTAGTATTGCCTAAAAAGATAACATCAGACATTGGGTTTCAATTGATGTTTGGATATAGAGAAGATTATAGAATAGAACAAGAAAAAATACAAAAGAATGCAGATAGATATTTTATTAAAACTTATTTAGATGTTGAGGATTTTAAAAAGTATATATAATGAAAATTATAGCAAGTGTTAGTATAGAGATTAAATTAGATGATACAGAACTATTAGACGATGCAAAAGATAGAGCAGTAGATACTTTAATTGATAATTTAGATGACTGGCTAAACAATAACGGAATACCACCAATAATATCAATAGAGTACAAGCTTCCAGAACACGATGACAACGATTTAGAATTTTTAAATTAATGCCTAATCTACCAAAGGGAAAAAAAAAGAAATGGATAGCAAGTAGCAAAAAGACTACTGGCTTTACTGAAAAGCA